AGTGAAAATAGCGTAAGCGATCGCCTGAGCCTGGCTCGCATCGCAGTTTCTAACGACAATTTGGAGAGCCGAATTTTCAAGCGGGTGCGCGTCGGATCCCATGCCCTTCCCGGATCCGGATCCGCCATATTCGAAAACCGCGATGACATTATCCGGACTGCTCGGAAGATCGTTGACGAACACATTTGTGGCGAGAACACCTTGCGCGAGAGTGCCAGCGATGTAAAAGGCCACGTCATAGGCAAAACTTGTCATTTCGGTATCGCCCTCTGGAGCGCCTTTTCGACTTCGGCTCCGACCTCAACCGGAAGCTTCGGCAGATCCTCTCGAATCGGATTCTCCATATACTTCGGACCGGTGCCAGGCGTGCGCCAATGAACGCCATGCCCCGAGGCCTCCGCCTTTTTCCATGATCGCGGGCTACTCTCCGAAAGGTGCTCGTGTACCGCAACCGCGTAAGGAGCGGCCGGGCCTCCAGCGAATAAGCTCAAGGTGGCCTTATTGCCGGCGCGGTTGACCGTGGCCGTGATTGTCCCTCGCAGATTCCCGACATCCTTCGGCGTGCGCGGGATGATCTTCGTCGTGCGCGTCGTTTGGCCCCACGAGAACATGCCGCGCGCGATCGCGGCCAGGGCGCCCTTCTCGGAACTTGAAGCCAGCTCGGCCAATCCAGCCATCGCGCCATTCAGCTTCGGGCATTCGATTTTGACGAACGTGCTCATGCGTACAGCGTCGTCATGAAATCTCCATTTTCATCCGGAGTGCGAGTCACCGTAATGATGAGCGGGTGCGCCGGCAGAAGTCCGCTCGGGAGCGTGATCCGATCATCCACGCTGATGCCGCTGTCGGTGACAAGGTATATCGTCGTCTCGCTGATAACCTCCGAGCCCATGCGATCGATGATCTTGCGCCGCTTGTTGACGACGCGGCCCCAGTAAGTGACGAGCGTGCCATAGGACTTGTTGCCCCAGGCATCGCGCGAGGCAAACGGTTCCACCCCGACCTGGTGAGGCATGAAGTCCAGGAATTGATCGGCGAATACCATCAGGCATCCGCCTTCTTCCAGGCCCCGATCATGCGCTTGATCTGATCGGGCAGATCCCCCTTGGTTTCCTTATAGCTGATCCTGAGATCCCCGACGCTCTTGGATGTCACGTTCTGGCTCGAGTTCTTGAAGAGTTCGGCGACCCACATTTTGCAGGCATGCTTGATATTCGCCGGCACTGAAGCAGTATCGGCAACGCGTCCCGCCGTGTATGTCACGGTCCAGTATGTCTCGAATCCATTCGCGTCCTGCGGGATATACCAGCCGCCCGTGGTGCGCAGCGCTCCGAGGTCGTAATCGATCCAGTAGTCAGTCGAAAGAATGGCGTTGGAATCCTGATCGACGATGCTGGCCACGGAGACGATGGGCAACTTGCGAAGCCAAATCGTATTCGCGTGAGCCGAGCTGATCTTGATTTCCCGGTATGAGTAGCGCTCGGCTACCTGGCGCTGAACGCCGTAGTTATCCCAGAATGTTTCGAAGTCCAGGCTCGCGGCGGTGATCAATGCGGCGAGGATTGAAACATCCGCATTGGACATACCGGGAAAAGTTTGCGCCTCGGCAAGCGTGATGAGATCGTACGTGGAGGTCATTTGCTCACCTTCTTATCCGGAGCTCTGATCAGCAGCAAGCTGCCCTTGCCGGTTGAAGCGGGCGTATAGGTTGCCGTCAGGCTGTCGGTCCCAGTGTTCCCCGCGGCATCGTGCGCCGTTACCACGATCGCGTTCGCTCCGCTACCTAGCGTAAGTGACGCGCTCCAACTTGTCGTTCCCGAAGCCGTTCCGCTCGTCACCGAGCACTTGTCGCAAGTCCAGGTAACACTCGTCACCCCCACGTCGTCGCTCGCCGTGCCCCCAAGATTCATTGCGGCCGTTCCCGTGGCGTAGGTAGGATTGGCGGTCGGCGCCGTGATCGTCGCCGTGGGAGGAGTCGTGTCGATGAATTCATACGCGCCAATGTCGAACAGCGTTTCTTGCGGCCTGGCGGTTCCAATAATATCCACGGAAGGAGCATCGGCGCTTGTCCCGGTATTGTACCCGCTGGACGTGACGGGAATGTCCCAATTCGTTGCTGAAAGGTAGTTCGGATTGCCTGTCTGCGCATAGGAAGCAAGCGTTATGCCCGCATCTGACTGGCTTGTGAGAACCAGCTCGGGTGAATAGATGCCCGCATGAACCGTGCGCGCCCCCGCCCCGCAGGCCCCGTCACTTGAATCCGTCAAAGTAAGTTCGGAATTGACGATCGCATAAACGCTAGTTCCACCGATCGGAGCGAAGGCCAGCGCCCCGCCGTCTTTATTCGCAAGAAGAGTCAATGTGGTGGCCGCATTGTCGGTAATCAGCGCATACTGGTAGCTGTGAGTCGCATCGTAAATGATGACTTGATAACCCTGATAGGCGTGGGCCGTCCAACTCTGGCCGGAGTCAGTGAGTTGCGTCGTGGTCTGCCCCGACGCACTTGTCGTTCCTTTATTGACGACGACATTTTGTGTTGCTCCTCCACCCCAAGATATCGTTTCTGCGAGAGTGGCAAGTGGAATGGTGCCACTTGCCGCAAGCGCCAGTGTGCGAGATGTGGCGCAAGGAAGCGTGTAGCTCGGAGTGAAAAGGTAAACTCCCCCCGCAGTCTTTGACCCGCTAGTATTGTACTCAACACCGCCCATTATAAAAGTGGCAGGAGAAACGTTTGTGGCCCCGTTCAGTTGCCCGTAATCTACGTTGTAATCAAGACGCGCGGGAGCCAGTTTCGTGATGTAGGTAGCCGCGTCTGATGGGCGGTAAATGCCCGAGTAGCTGTTTGAGACGATATTATTGATGAGCTTCAGCTTGGAAATAAAGGTGACTGCCGCCGGAGTCTGCCCTTCCATGCGGCTAAGCACTATCCCGACGGTCCCGCCGTCAAACGTGTTGTTTGCCACAACCACGCCGTCAGACCAGGTGTTCCAGCGAGTACCCAAATAAATCCCGCCCGCCTCATCCGTGGCAACCGTGGTGTCATGAACGGAGTTTGTCACCAGGTTATTAGTAATCGTCACGTCATTGAGGTAAGGAGTCCAATAGTTCCCCGTATCCACGCCGATACACTCCCAGGGACATTGAGTAAGATTGTTCCGGGTGAAGACCGTGTGGCTCTGCATGTCCGCGTTCGAGCCGGTCAGGGTATTGTCGGAATAGACATTCTGTTGCCCCACGGAGCCTCCCCACACCATTTGAGCGGCATTTACGCCGGTAGTTCCGTATTGAACCAGCGTGTTGTGAGACGCCGTGGATGCCGCAGCAGCTTGAGCCGATGTCTTTGGGAGCAACTCACCCATGATATTACCGGTGTTGTAATTGAACTGCATGCCAGGAGAGGCCGCACGTCTCCAGTCATTACCAAACGTCAGTGTCCAACTGTCGAATGTGTTGTGAGAGAAATTGACATATCCGGTATACCCCGGATTCAGGATTCCCTCGGAGCCGCCGAAGGCCGTCCCGGCAAAACGGGCAGCCGTAAACGTGTTGCCCGTCACCTGCATCAAGTGAGAAGCGTCCATCCCCGTTGAGTTATAAAGCGTCAAGATGTGGCTGCAGTAGTTACAGACATTTCCAGTGAAAGAGAATCCTGAGTCTGCCGACACGGCAACCGGCTGCTTGTATCGAACTACGAAAGCCCCGCCCGTAAATTCGGTGTCCACGGTATTGTTGCTGCCCCAGTGGTCGATGGTGCAGTTATCCACCGTGAGGCTGTCGCCGCTGGCATTGTTCGTAGTGTCAATGATGCCCGTGGAATACCATGTCCCGAAATAAAACTGGTAAGTCACATGCAAAAGATAAGAGGCGGCTTTGTAAAAGACCAACCCTTTGGCGTAGTCAACCCAATAGTCCCCGTTGTTTGCGATGCCCGCGTAAGTCGAGACTTCATTTGTCCACGTGGGAGTCGCGCCAGAAATCACGAGGCTGGTATTCCCATATGATCCAAGACCGTTGTTTGTGCTGTTGCTGATCGGACCGGAATCGGGGACAAGCACATTATAGAGCTTCTGAATCAGGATGCTTTTCGAATGGTCCCACCACTGAGCCTGTGTGTTAGCGTGAACCTTCGCCGTTGAGAGAGTATTCCAAAAGATGTTGGCGGCGGGAATCGTGAGATACGCATTCGGATTAGTGGAACTTGTTCCGGCGCACGCAAAGTGACCGTTTTTTACAATCGCAGTCTGGTAATCGCTCGTCGCATTGATGGAGAGAGTGCCGCCGGCATTCACCTTCAACGTGGCATACCTGTCAACCAGGATAGCCGGATAGGTGGTAATGTTGACACCCTTGGCGGTGAGCGAACCTCCACTCGCAACCGTCAGAGTCCCTCCGGCTGTGCCGCTTAAGAGGATTTCAATCCCCGGAGCGGTGCCAGTGGATGCGCCCGTCGCGACGGTAGTGCTCACCGTCATGCTGGAATTGTATGCTATCTGCGATGTGTCGCCATCGCCCGGAACACCGCCGCCGCAAGAGCCCCAATTCGCGGTTGAAGTCCAGTCAGCTGTACCGGAAGAAAGACAGGCATTACCCCCGAAAAGCGGCCCGCCAAGCGAAGCCAAAGGATTCATGATAGTGTACATTCGATCACTGACGTGGCCGAAGTGCTTCCAATCGAAGTTAGTAGGCTCGCCGGCCGGAGGCAAGAGAGCAAGGCTAAACCACGAGAGGCAGAGTAATGCTAAAAGGAAGAAGGAGCGTTTCAAAACGGCCTCCAAAGCAAATTAGCCAGGGGTTCATTCTCGATTTCGGTCGGAGTAGGTATCCGCAGATTCCTCGGATTAGCTGGAGGGACATTGATGAACTTGCTTACTTCATTGCTATATCCGGATTCCGCGCCGCCCGTGTTGAAGGCAGTGACGACATAGTAATAAGTGCCGTTCAGGGGCTCAGTAACTACAAAGGTCGGCGCGGTCATGACGCCCACAGATCCGACCTTGGTATAGGGACCACCGGCCTTTGATCCGTGGTAGATATTGTAGCCAGTCAGATCCGTCTCGGTGTTCGGGTCCCAGGCGAGCGTGACGGTGTTCCCCGCCGCTGTTACCCGCACGTCGGCTGCCCACAAGGGAGTAACAAGCAAGAGCAAAGACAGAATCAGAAGAGTGTATTTCATGATTGCCTCAATACTTAGAGTAGTAACCAACAGCAGATACCAGTACGCTCGCTCCGGTCGTCACATCCACGGCGTAGAGTCCGTTTCCAAGCGTAGGAACCTTGAGCGGAACAGGATACGGGAAATACCCGTGAAAGCCGCTCTGACACGTATATCCTCCAGGCCAGATCACGGCCCCCTGGTACCCATCCTGTAATTCAACTTGAGGATTCACCGTGCTGCTGTCCGTGACCAGAACCGATGTGATGTTGAGGTAATACCCAGCTTTCCCGGCGATCACCTGAGTGGAAGTCGTCGCGGTCATGGCGGCCGCGGTGCCGCCAGAGACTAGGATTCCGGGTGAGGTATTGTCATAGACGACTTGGGGTGTTGGCAGGAACGCGAACCCAACGAATAAGACCGTCGCAACAATACAAAACATTAGCCATTTCATACTGTCCTCCTCATGCGAGTTTTATTTCCGCGTTCCTCGGCTTTGGCTGGTTCAGATTCGGTTCTGCCCCGATGCCGTGCGCCCGTTCACGATGCCGTTTCATCACGAGCGGATTGTCGTACCAGGTCGTGCAGCCGTTGATGCCGCAAATCTCCTTCGGCGCGATCGCGGGCTTTTCCGACGGATGAATCACCACGTCCTCGCGATCGTGGGCGGCCTGGGGCGCTTCCGCCGGCGCAATCACCGCCGCCTCAGCAGGCCGCTGCCGGTACTGATTTGGGCTCTTGAACTTTGCCATGACTCTTTCTCTCCTCGGTTTCGCGCTGTGCGGCGCGGGCGCGAGCATTCACGTACATTTGGCCGAGGTTCCAATGGAACATCTCAGCCACTTTGGCCCATCGGTATTCGGGGCGCTGCGCACAGGCCAGGGCGAGCGCTGCGTATTTCGCGCGCAACTCAGGCCTGCGATAGAACAAGTCCAGCGCCTTAATAAAAGCCGCCTTGTCCGGGACTTCACCCACAGTGTTGACAACGGGATGCGTTTGGACTCCCGAGCACGGGACCATCCATGCCGCGCCCGCCATCCATTCGGAGAGCGCGGCGAACTGCGGCACGATCTGCGGTATTCCGCACGCGGCGCCCTCAATCTGACTCAAGCCCCAGCCCTCGCCGGCGGTCGTGCTTACCTGCACATCGAAGCAACCGTACACATAGGGCATGTCTTCTTCAGGAAGGCCTTTTGCCGGTGTCACCAGTTCCTCCGCCGGCAAGATCACGCGCTTATCGACGCCGTAGAACGAAGCGAGCTGCGCCAGGTCCAAGCCGCCCGAATCCTTCTGGCTGCAGTGCAGGTACAGGTAGGCATCCTCGATCTTGTCAGCTGCGCCTGCCCGCTGTCTGAGCCATTCGGCGAAATATTGGATCGTCAGATCCAAGCGCTTGCGGGGGGAATTCCGATTTACATTCCCGATGATGAAGCAACCCGGTGGCAGGCGGTCGACGTCAAGCCGGGCGCGGGCTCCGACCTTGTCAACGGGCCGGTATAGATCCAAGTCGACGCCGTGGCCGATGATGGCGCTCGGCCCCTTGAAGCCTCCGAGCCGACATTCCTTCTCGCCGAACTTCGTGTAGAAGATCGCCATGTCGAGAGCGTTCAGACCGGTCGCTCTCTGATTACGGGCGTCGACTGGCATATAGGCCGCCATCGGAATGCCGCGGCGGTCGATCTCGTTCGCAAATCGGGAGACGATCCAGGGATCGTTCAGAACGCAAACCAGGTCCGGATTGATTTCATCGAGCAATTCCCCGAAGGCGCGCAATC